CTAAGAACCAGAATCAAAGAGTATGGTCTTAGACACTCAACAGTTACCGCTATAATGCCCTGCGAGTCCTCTAGCGTCATCCAGAACAGCACAAACGGTATTGAACCTGTCAGGAGTCTAATGTCCTACAAGAAGGCTAAAAACGGCATCCTAAAGCAGCTTGTGCCAAATTATGCTTCTCGTAAGAATTACTATACTCTAGCGTGGGAAATGGAGAATAATAAGGCTATTTTAAACATCTGTGCAGTTTTACAGAAATTCGTAGACATGAGCATAAGCGTGAACTTGTATTACAATTATTCTCATTATCCTGACGGGAATATCCCCTTGAGTATTTTAATAAAAGATCAGATACAGGGGTATAAATATGGTGTGAAGAACTTTTACTATTGCAACACACCGGATGGCGACGGTAATACTGAAAAATCATCTGGATGTGAATCGGGGTCTTGCTCAATATGAAAACAATATTAAACAAACACAACGTTGATTATCTTGCTCAACCGCTTTTTCTTGGTGAAGACCTTTCTCTACAGAGATACGATAAGTTTAAGTATCCTGTATTTTTTGATCTATACAAGAAACAGATTGAGTTTTTCTGGCGTCCAGAAGAAATAGAGCTAAAAAAAGATCGCAACGATTTCAAAAATGACGATATAATGTCAGAGAATGAGCGTTTCATCTTTACTTCTAATCTTAAGTATCAAACCATGATGGATAGTGTTATCTGTCGCGGTGTGCCAACTCTTACAGAGTATGTTTCTAATCCAGAATTAGAAGCATGTATGAATGTTTGGCAATTTTTCGAACAAATTCATAGTTACAGCTATACATATATTATCAAGAATGTGTACAACAATCCTAGCGAAGTATTAGATAGCTGTTTAACTGATAAAGAAATTCTTAAACGAGCTAACGTAGCAATAAAAGAATATAACGCTTTACGAGAAATAGGTCATTCCGGCAAAATCAAAGATATAAAAAAGCAGATTTACCTAACTCTCATTAGCGTTAACATCCTTGAAGCGGTTAGATTTTATGTATCATTTATTTGTGCCTTCGCATTTGCGGAAAACAAGAAAATGATTGGGAATGCGGATATCATCAAGCTCATCAAGCGTGACGAGGCATTGCATCTTTATAATACTCAAGAAATTATCAAGATTCTTCATAATGTACCAGAAGAAGGGTTTGTAAAGATAGCAGAAGAGTGCCAAGAAGAAGCAATAGCTATGTTTGAATCAGCAGCAAATGAAGAAAAGGCATGGTCAGAATACCTATTCAAAGATGGATCTATCATTGGCTTAAATGAAAAGGTCATGGCGGAATATATTGATTGGCTATGTATGACAAGAAGAAAAAACATAGGATTGCCATATGATAAGGGATGTAGAAATCCAATATCTGGATGGACTGACCCTTGGATGAATAGTGAGTCTGTGCAAGTTGCCCCACAAGAGCATGAAATTACTTCATATAAGATTGGTGCTAGCAAGAATGATTTAGAGGACGTTGACTTAGGAGGATTCGATCTATGATTTCTGTTCAATTACTTGATAATAATGCCAAGGTTCCAACAAAAGCCAATGCTAATGACGCAGGATTTGATCTATACTCAATTATTGATACCGTCATACCACCAAAACAACGTAAGACTGTCAGAACGGGGATAGCAATACAAATGCCAGATCATCTAGCCGGTTTAATTTGGCCTAGATCGGGCCTATCAGTTAAACAGGGAATTGATGTTTTAGCAGGAGTAGTGGATAGCGGATATAGAGGAGAAATAATGGTATGTTTATACAACACTTCTGATGAAGTTGTAGGTATAAATACCGGGGATAGAATCGCTCAGATTATATTCCAAGAGGTTCCTCGCGTAAGTATGGAGGTCCATGAAACGTTAGGTTCCTCGCAACGAGGAGACAACGGCTTTGGCAGCAGCGGCAAATAACAATCCGAGAAAGAATAACAACAACAAAAAAAATAAAAAGCAAACTCCTAAAGAAAATGTTTTAATAGCTAAGACGGACAATCAAAAAGAATATATCTTATCTATTGTTGAGAATGATATTATTTTTTGCACTGGTCCATCTGGTACTGGCAAATCTTTTATTGCTGCCGGTATAGCTGCTGAACATCTTATGAAAGATAAGATAGAATCTATTATAGTAACAAGACCTTTAGTTTGCACTGGCAAAGATATTGGTTCTTTGCCGGGAGAACTTGGGGACAAGATTAAACCATACCTACAACCAATGGAAGAAAATCTTAAATATTTTCTAGGCAGAGACAAGTTTGGTTTGTACTATAATACTAGAAGAATAAGATTTGAGCCGTTAGAAACAATGAGAGGATCAACATTCCATAATGCGTATATGATTTTAGACGAAGCCCAAAACTGCACACTAGAACAGATCAAAATGTTCATAACCAGAATGGGCGAAAATTCTAAAGTTATGATAAACGGCGATACAAAACAAACAGATCTGTATCGTGGAAATGGATTATTAGAATGTATCGACAAATTAAGTAATATCAATGGTATTGGTATTTGCAGTTTAGGTTATCAAGACATACAAAGAAATGGAATATTAGGAGCAGTTTTACACGCTCTAGAATCTTGAGGAAAAAATGTTATATGACTATATTTGTGATGAATGTTCACATGAAATGAACGATGTATACCAATCTATAAAAGACGATGCTTTGACACAGTGTCCAAGCTGTGGAAAAGATTGCCTGAGAAGGGTAATATATGGTGGTATAGCATCATTCATGAAGGAACCAAAGACCATCGGAAGTCTTGCGGACAGTAATTGGTCTAAGAAGGGTCATTACGAAAAGTCAGAAATAGAAGCCAAATCAAAGAAGAGTACGGAGGAACCTTCGTACTTTTCTTCTTTTGGTTCCGCATCCAAGAAAGATATTACTAAAATGACAGAGGCTCAAAAAACTAAATATATAATGACAGGTGAAAAATGAAATTTATAAGCTCATCAGACAACATAGAAAATGTTGATTACAAAGAAACCTCAGAAATAAACCTAAATAAACTAGGTAGACCAATTGGTAATGAGTCTGAACTAGTATTTGCCAAGATGGTTATTCAAAGCTCTAATAGCAAACAACAGACTAAGTATGCTATTTTAACACTTAATAGTCAACCGTATGATCCATATGGAGTAGATAGTCATAGAGAGTCTAATTTAAATTTGAGTCTCAAGCAAGTAACTGACAAAACATACAACTATTATGTTTCTTATTTAAAAACTAAAAATCAATTATACCTAACAAGGTGTCAAAGGAGTTTTATAAATGGCTAAGACGGGACCGCTTGGAAAGGCAGAATCTTTCTATGTAGAAGAAAAATTTAAGATAGGAATATCTATTGAAGAAATTGCAAAAGATTTGGACAGAGCCGTGGGAGCAATAGAAAAACACATCAAAAAAAATAAAATAGAAAAGCCAAAGACTATCATGGAACAACAGTTTGCAAGGCAGGGCGGTGCTACAATTATGACTGAAAATGCATCGTCAATGATAGACAAAGCTAAAAAACCCTCTGTAAATAATTCACATTGCATAACGAAAATAAAATGAACAACTTTATAAATTCATACCAAGATTGGCTAGAAGAGTACAAAAAAGACAAGTATCAAACTTGGATAAGAGCTACATTAAGTAATCACACAGAAATATATTTACGTAATTATCAAGAATGGTTACAGTTAAAAATTTTCTGTGAGAATAATAAATTGGGTATTGACAAAATTGGTCTGCAATATAGATCAAATTCTATAGAAATTGATACAACAAACACTGATGGTGTTTATTTGACACGATCTATTTTTGCTACATTTGGACAAGAGGAAAAACAAACATACACTGTTGGAAAGATTTATGGATCCAAAGTCAAAAAGACTATATGGATGATACCAGAATTAATACAACAGCTAGAAGAAGAAGATCCTATTGAGCAGTGCTTTGCAGAGGCTATTATATACAACTATGTCAAGTCTAGATAAACCAGAATTATTCAGTCAAAACTATCAAAAAAATTGGTCTGAAACTCACAAATATAAACATATTCATACTGGTGAGTATTGTACTTTTGAAGCATATATTGCTGAGTATATTGTTATTAGAAGATCAGAAAAATTGAATCTGGGAAAACCAGCATATAAATTTTGGACTAAGGGAGATCCTCTACACTGGATGTGGAAAAAACAACACGGTGCTGCTGTTCAATTGAAAAAGAAATATAGCGAAGAGGCTATATTACAAGCTATACAATCTAAAGACTTTGACAGATTACTTGTGCTTGGAATTCAAAATGGAAGAGGATATAAAATTAATCCAGAGGCAGAAAAGGTAATAGCCAAGTATCATAAAAAAATCGAAGAAGAAAAAAATAAACCTCAAGTTAATCTTGAGGCAAAAGAAGAAAATACACCACTTGAAACCAGAGCGTCTGGCAGCTATAATACAAAAAGGACAACGTTGAACAAATTGAGGAATTTATGAGTAAGACCAAAAAGACAACAGGCAAGTTTTCAGAAGACGCGGTTAGCAATTCAATAGTAAGTAAGTATGGAGATGTTGTTAGAAGTGGAACAGAAGTTCTTCAAAATATCAACAATCTAGGTGTTATAGGAATTTCTCCCGCCCTAGATATCGCTCTAGGTGGTGGACTCAGAGAGGGTTCTGTTGTTGTAATGACAGGAGATCCCAAGAGCGGAAAGACCACAACAGCACTACACTTTGCCGCCAAATGCCAAAAGCTCAGTAAAAGAATAATTTACATCAACACAGAGGGTAGACTATCTAAGCAAAATTTTGATGGCATTAGAGGTCTGGAACCAGATAACATAATAATTATAGAGTCCACCGACGAAAGAGTTCTATCAGCAGAAGATTTCCTAAACATTATTGAATTTTATATCAATAACGATCCCGGTTGTGTTATCATTACCGATTCTTTATCTAATATGGTCCCAGCATGTGAGTTAGAAGGAGAAGTTAGAACGGGAGTAAGAAATGCTTTGCCAAGATTACTCTCCATGTTTTTCAAGCGTATAAGTGGTACTCTTATGAAAAACAAGACTATATTAATTTGTATCACTCATAATATTGCTAATACTGGTGGATCTCCATACGCACCACAAAAGATGGCAGACTGTGGAAACATGTTACAGTATCAAGCTGGTACAAATATGGTCATTACACATCGTGGAAAATGGCAAGTTCCAAAGGATACCGGTGTGCATGTTGGTCAAATAGCAAACTGGGTAATAAAAACATCAACCGCTGGAGGTAGACCAAATAGTACAGCAGAAAGCTGGATTAAGTATGGGGTTGGAGTTGACGAGGTACAAGAGATAATTCAGATTGCCTGCGAGTTTAGACTTATCAAAGCCGCTGGTGCTTGGTATACTATACAGTGTGCTGTAGATGAACCAGATAATCCAACGGTTGCCAAGGTGCTAGAAGAAAATCAGATAGGCAAGACTCCAGACGAAATAGAAAGATTCTTCAAATTTCAAGGAGTAAACAACGTAGCAGAATTCTTAAATAATAATCTGACTATTTCATCATTTCTTTACGAGAAGATAAAGGAGCTTCATTGAAAGTTACTGGTATAAATGGTAAGGAATATGTATGGAATCTAACTGGATATGATGTTTTTAATGATGACAAACGCAAACGATCTAAATATCATATTCGGGCCAGAAATCTGCTCAAAGAAATTTACAATAGCTATAGAATACTAGAAGAAGTAAAGTTACCGGGAAGCACGGCTTTGCATAGAAAATCTGTTCTGTACCTTGACTTTTATATTCCTTCTATTAAACTAGGAGTTGAGGTTCATGGAGAGCAGCATTATGAGTATAATCCATTCTTCCATAGGAGCAAAGCAGACTTCATAAAAGGCCAAGTGCGTGACGATGATAAGATAAACTGGTGTGAATTGAATGGAATTGAACTAATAACTCTAAAATATTCAGAAAGTGACGATGAGTGGCGACAAAGAATTAAAGGCATCTGATAAGTTAGCAGAACATATAGCATCAATTAATGACTATATTAACTTAAGTAATACAAAGTTCTCATCTTTTAGAGAAGAGTATTTATTCGTAGCGGACATGTCATCTGAGCAACTAGTAAAACTAACACAAGTTGAGCTTTTTGATGCCGCATATCTCTTATACGGTTATGCTACATATATTCAAGATGAAATAAATAAGAACAAAGTGGCATTAAATTGGTGCAACGATCAGATGGAAAAACTCATTGTAAAAAATAGTAACGAGTTTGGTCAGTACACAAAGCACGAATCTAAGAAACATATATTAGCAAATATGAATTCTTATGCAGCTTCTTTAGAAAATATGCGTGAAATAGCAGAGGCTAGGCTGCAATCATTAGACGGCAAAGTATTTGAACTAAAGAGAAAAGCCGACATATTACTTGAGAAAGGTAAACGATCATGAGTATGAACGATTTTATAAACATGCTTAACGATGAGCAAAAACAAGCTTTGTTAAAGGCACTGGTTGGCGATAGTCAAACATTGTCTAGCATTCCACAGGAAGTAAAAAAGGAAAGCATAAAACAAATACAATCTTCCACGCCCCCTGCAAGTGTGAATGAAGATTTTACAATGTTTAAGCAGGAAAGTACTTCTAATACTAGGAGAAAAGAACAAGTGAGAGCCAGAAAGAATGAGTGGCAAGATACCGGTGAATTTAGGGATGTAGAAACTCCCCAGTTTGAAAAAACCCCTCGCCGTCGCCAGCCACATAAAAAGGTCGAGGTAGAATGCCACGTTTGTGGTAAAACATTTAAAGAAGACGCACGATTCGTTCACGGCGACTATTATCGCTGTAACCGATGCACTGGAAAGTGATATGGAAACTAAGTTAACTGATATTGGTTCAGAAAGAGCGGTTTTAGCTGGACTGTTGCAGCATGGTATAGATGCATATGTATCTGTATCAGATGTGATAAGCCAAGATAGCTTTGGTCATTTTAATAATCAAGTATTATTCAAATGTATTGAAAAAGTTATATTGAATGATCAAAAGGTAGATATACCATCTATTTTATCTGCATCAGAACAGCTTAGTCTTTCTGAAAGTATAAACACAGATCAAGAGTTGAAGTATATAAAGTCTTTAATGGACTTCCCGATCAATAAAGATAATGTGTTTAGCTTTGCAATACAGATGAAGAAGTTTGAATTTGCACGTAAGATAAAAGGTCTTACAGCAAAAATCCATAAGGATATAGATGACGTTACGGGATCAGAATCTATAAATGAAATTATACAAATACTAGAAAACCCAGTTACAGATTTTTTACGAGAAGACGATAGTGGTGATCTTCCAGAGAAAATTGGCAAGGATGCCAAACAATATTTAGAATTTCTAGAAGAGAACAAATGTGATATCATAGGAATACCAACGGGCTTCAACAAGTACGATGAAGCAATCGGTGGAGGATTAAGAAGGAAATGCGTTGACTTAATATCAGCACGACCAAAGGTTGGTAAAAGCGTATTTGCTGATAATGTAGCTTTAAATGTATCTTCTAAAGGAACACCGGTATTGATGTTAGATACTGAAATGAGTAAGGAAGATCATTTGAATAGATTATTAGCAAACATAAGCGGAGTTCCAATCAATGAAATTGCTACCGGTAGATTCACAGAGGATGATGAAAAACGACAAAAAGTATTAGACGCTATTGAAAAGATTGAATCCATACCGTATAGTTACGTTAGCGTTGCAGGAAAACCATTTGAACAAATACTCAACTTGATTAGACGATGGGTAATGCAAGACGTTAGAATGGATGACAATGGTAAAACAAATAACTGTCTAATCATATACGATTATCTTAAATTGATGTCTTCTAGCTCAATAACTAATAACATACAAGAATACCAAGCACTGGGCTTTCAAATTACTTCTCTTCATAATCTTTGCGTAAAGCTTGATATACCATGCCTTTCATTCGTTCAGCTGAACCGCGATGGTATAACTAAAGAAAGTACAGATGCTGTTAGCGGCTCAGATAGACTAATTTGGCTATGTACTTCGTTTAGTATCTTCAAAGCTAAGTCGCCAGAAGAGTTGGCGGAAGATGGTCCAAATGCTGGCAATAGAAAATTAGTTCCTATTGTATCAAGACACGGCGGCGGATTAGACGATGGTGATTACATAAATATGGTTATGCAAGGATCACATGCCAAGCTAAGAGAACTAAAGACCAGAAATGAATTTAAGAATCAACCAGTAGGAGATACTGGTATGGTAGATCAAGATACACTAGATAAACTAAAAATAAATGGACTTGCAGAAGATCAAGAGTGAACTAAATAATCGTGCGGAAGAAGTATTTTCAAGCCTTGGTATGAAGTACGAGGTTTTAGGAGATAATATATATTGTAATTGTCCTGTACATGATGGCAGTGATAATCCAAGAGCTTTTTCTTTTTCAAAAGATAAAGGCATATGGAAGTGTTGGACTAGAGATTGTCAAGAGCAGTATAGGAACGATATCTTTGGAGTCATTAGAGGATCACTATCAAAAGAAACTGGAATTGATGCTGGTTTTTCAGAAGCCCTAAAGTGGTCTTGTAGTTTTCTAGGTATAAATAAACAAGGCAAATCTAAAGTAGTTTCTAAGCCCAAGCTTGAAGAAGATGATTTCTCTAAGCTCGTAAATACCATAAACTCTAGTATTGCTCTAGATCAAGATTATCCAGCAATTAAAGAAGACATTTGTTCAGAATTACCATCGAAATATTTTCTTTCTAGAGGTTTTAAACCAGAAACATTAATACATTTTGGTGTTGGAGACTGTACTGATAAATCATCCAAGTTATATGATAGATCTATTATACCTATCCATAATGACACTGGGGAAAAGGTCATAGCATGTATAGCTAGATCGATTAAAGAATATAAGCACCCTAAATTTTTGCTAGACCCCAAAGGTTTTGACAAAAGATATTTTTTTTATAATTATCACAGAGCTATAATCAATGTACGCAAAACTTCTTCACTAGTTTTGGTAGAGGGTCAGGGCGATGTATGGAGACTTCATGAGGCTGGCATCACACAATCTATGAGTATTTTTGGAAGAACTCTTAGCAAAGAACAAGAAACAAAACTGTACAAAATGCCACTTACGCATATAGTAGTTCTAATGGATAACGACCAAGCTGGAAGAGAAGCGAAGGTGCAGTTACAAAGACAGCTAGGCAGAATGTATAAGCTATCTTTTCCAAGAATACCAACTAAAGACGTTGGTGAAATGAGCGTAGAACAAATCAATAAAATAGTAATACCACAAATTCGGGGAATAGTTAATGGTTAAAATAATAGGTATATCTGGTAGAAAACAGTCTGGGAAAAATACCATTGCTAATTATATCAATGGTGATATTTTACAGGGTAAGTCAATGATTGAACAGTTTTTTATTGAGGATGACGGTAATCTAGCAATACAGACTAAAGACTCTACAGGGACCAGTGGCTATGGAATATTCGATGTTACTAGAAAAGACAATACATTTGTTGAATATGCACAAAGAGAATTGTGGCCTTATGTAAAGGTATACCATTTTGCAGATTACTTGAAAGACATGTGCGTAAACTTGTTTGGATTCAAGCCAGATAATGTATATGGCACAGATGATCAAAAAAATGAATTAACAAGTATCAAATGGGAAGATATACCAAATAATAATGATAATAAATCGGGATATATGACACATAGAGAATTTTTGGAGCATTTTGGAACAAAGATTATACGAAAAATAAAGTCAACCGCTTGGGTAGATGCTACAATAAATAAGGTATTGAGTGAAAAATCTCGGTTAGCAATTATACCAGATGTACGATTTCCTAATGAGGTAAAATCTATAAAAGACAATGGAGGTATTGTCATACGTCTTACAAGGAATATATTCAACAGTGA